GATCAAGATAAATCAGAGTCTGGTTCTTTAGGTTCAATGTTTATTTATAAAAGATTTTATAAAGCTGGAAGTACTCACGATATTATTGTTGCAGAATATACTTCTAGACCGGATACTGCAGAACAGTTTTATGAAAATTGTAGAAAATTATGCATTTACTACAATGCTAAAGTATTATATGAAAATCAGTTAAAAGGATTAAAAGTATACTTTGAACAAAAAAATTCTTTAATGTACATGTGTGAACAACCAGGTATTATTAAAGATATGATCAAAGATTCTAGAGTTCAACGTGGATATGGTATTCATATGAATAGAGGTAGCAATGGAGCATCTGGTATTAAAGATCAATGTGAACTATACCTTAAAAAATGGTTATATGAAGAAATAGATGGTCCAACTGAGGGTTCTAAAATTCTTAGATTTCAGACAATTAAATCTATCCCACTGTTAAAAGAACTTATAGCCTACGATCGTGAAATAAACACAGATAGAGTTATTGCAATAATGCTTTGCATATTACAAACATATGAATTACATAGAATACATGTGGAAGAGCTATCAAATATGACCTCATCATCAGGATCTTATCTTGAGAAAATATGGAAAAAAGGTATTATATTTAAGGGGAAAAGTTTTCAATTTAACGCAAGCACAAACTAATGAGTCAAGATATATACGCCAATTTAGGTGGTCAAAATTTACCACAACAAAAGTTACCTATGTCCCAAAAAGACAAAGAGTGGGGTAAGTCTTGTATTAATTATTATTCAAACTATAGATACACAAATGGTAGTAATTTACGTTCTGATAGATTCAGAAAGTTAATTAACTATGATTTATATAATGGTAAAGTTAACCACAAAGATATTGAAACAATATGTGATCCGCTTGGTATCAATACTTCAAATACATTTTCAGCTAGATTTCAACATTATGATATTATATCTGAACCAATTAGATTACTTATTGGTGAAGAAACTAAAAGACCTGATAACCATATTGTGGTTACAGAATCTCCGGATGATATTAATAGAAAGACTGCAGGAATTAAACAAAAGATTTTTGAAGCTTTACAACAAGGTTTGGCTTACCAAATTGATCCTAATGCAGATCCTAATAATCCACCACCTCCACCGGAAGAAATCATCAAGCATGAAAAGTATACACCGTCAGATATAATTGAGTCTAAAGCTAATAAGATTTTAAAAGTTCTTAAAAAGAAACTTAATACTAGATTATTACTTAGTCAAGGATGGAAAGATGCTTTAATTGCAGGAGAAGAAGTTTATTGGGTAGGTATTGAAAATAGTGAAGTAGCTATGCGTAGAGTTAATCCTGTTAATTTAACAGTAATTCTAGATGGAGATACTACTTTTATTGATGATGCAATTGCTGTAGTAGAAGAAAGAATGTTAGCTATTAACACTATTCTTGATGAATATGGAGATAGTCTATCTAAAGAAGATGTAGATAAATTAGAAAATTATACTAGAGGAACTTTTGGTTCTTTTAATACTGCTGGTGGTTTTGAACCTCAGTTTGAAGTAACCCATGGTCAAAATGCTTTTGCTGGAGTAACACCAACTAATGCGTATAATGGTAATAATAGTAATAACTATTCTATCAGAGTAACTAGAGTTGAGTGGAAGTCTATGAAAAAGATAGGTGATGTTACTTGGACAGATGAGGAAGGTAATGTGAATACTGAAATTATAGATGAAACTTTTAATATTAATATATTTAAAAAAGCATTTCCAGATGCTAAAGTAGAATGGTATTGGATTAACGAAGCTTGGGAAGGTGTTAAAATTGGTACTGATATTTATACAGATATTAAACCTAAAGCTAACCAAAGACGTAGATTAGATAATCCTTATTTCTGTAGATTAGGATATACTGGATTTATATATGAAGCAACTAACTCTCAATCAGTTAGTTTAATAGACAGATTGAAACCTTATCAATATTTATATGATATTATTTCATATAGATTAGAGATAGCATTTGCTTCTGATCAAGGTAAGAAGTTCATTATGGACTTAGCTCAAATTCCTGAACAACATGGAATTGACTTAGACAGATGGATGTATTATCTAAAAGAAATGAATATTGCTTTCATCAATAGTTTTGAAGAAGGTAAGAAAGGACAGGCTACTGGTCAATTAGCTAATAAGTTTAATCAGTTTCAAGCAATTGATTTAAGTCTTAGTCAGTCTATCCAACAATATATCAACATGTTAGATTACATTAAGCAACAAGTAGCTTTTGTATCTGGTGTTACACCTCAACGTTTAGGTGCTATTAATAATTCTGAATTAGTAGGTAATGTAGAAAGATCTGTTAATCAATCTTCTTTAATTACTGAATATTTATATGAAGCTCATGCTGAAGTTAAACGTAGAGCTTACACAGCTATGATTGAAGTAGCTAAGATTGCTTATAAAAAAGGATTAAGTGCTCAATATGTTTTAGATGACATGGGTATAGAAATGTTAAATTTAGAAGAAAATGAATTTGAATCTTCAGAGTTTAATGTATTTGTAACTAACAATTCTAAAGACCTTGAGTTAAAAGCTAAGTTAGACCAGTTAGTTCAAGTAGCTTTACAATCTGAAAAAGTAGATTTATCAGCAATTGTAGAAACATTAATGAATGATTCTCCTAGAGATATTGTAAGATTATTACAACGTAAAGAGGAGGAATTCTATAAACGTCAAGCAGATAGTTCTAAAGCTCAACAAGAACATGAAATGAAAGTTGAAGCTATTCAACAACAAATGCATGCTGAACAAGTTGAGTTAGATCATTTAAAACTTGATCAAGAAAGATATATTGCTGAATTAAATAATGAGACAAAAGTGCAAGTTGCTGAAATAGGTGTATTTGCTAGACAAGAAAATTTAGATCAAAATGCTAATGGTATTCCTGATCCAAGTGAGATTGCTGCTAATGCATTAAAACAACAAGAATTATCATCTAAGGCATTCTTAGAACAATCTAAACTTGGTAATGATAAAGCTAAACATGATGCTTTATTAGCTCAAAAAGATAAAGAGATTAGGTTAAAGAATGAGTTAGAAAATAAAAAAATTAGAGCTATTGAGATTCAAAATAAAAATCAAATTGAGCTTGCTAATAAAAAAGCTAAGCTTGATAGAGATATGATGGATAAAAAAATGGAAATTGAACGTATGAAATTAGCAGCAGCTAAAGCTAAATCTAATAAATCTAAGAAATAATGGAAGTACCTAAGATAAAATTAAACACAATGAAACCTGGAGATTTCTTTGGTAGATTATTTCAACTAAGAGATGAGATTCATTTAAATCATTTGAAAGTAACTGGTCCAGGTTCATTTGCTGCACACTCTGCGTTAAATGGATTTTATTCAGATGTATTAGATTTAATTGATGGATTAGTAGAGTCTTACCAAGGTAAATATGGTATTGTTGATATTATAATTCCTAGTTCTAAATCAGGAGATAGCATTAAATGTTTAGAAGAATTAGTTAAATTAACTGATGAAGGTTCAGCTTATTTATTATTTCACGAATCTTATTTGAGAAATCAAATTGATGAAATTAGTACTTTAGCATATTCTACACTTTATAAACTTAAAAATCTTAAATAGTTGTTTTTTAATTAAAATATGGTATTGGAATTTTAGCAAATGCAATAAAATATTTAACATTGGTTAAATAAAATTTTAAAAACACTTTATAAATTAAAAAATTTAAAGTAATAAAGCTATAGAAGGTTAGTTAACTGTCTAACTTTTTCAATTAGGAAACAATAACCAAAACAGTTATATTTATAGTATATTACTAATAAGGCAAAACATGAGTAAAGAAAAGGAAAGTACTCCATTAAAGGAGTTTAATATTCTTGACACTCCATTTGGAGAAGGTTTAGAAATGCAATTTACAGATGAATTTAAAGAAGATAACTCTGTAAATAAAACAAATTTAGATTCTAGTTTAACTAATGAAGTTGATGAAACTCCAGCAGGAGAACCTGAAAAACCTGAAACTAAAGAAGTTAAAAAAGAAACTAAGGAAACACCTATCGCAGAAACAGAAGAAGAAGCTGAAAGCACTACTTCAACTCAAACTGCAGAAACAACTACTTCAGAGGATTCTTCTCTCAAAGTATTTGCAAGTTGGTTAGGTGATAAAGGTTTAGTAGACTATGATGAAGAAACTTTTGAAGATTCTGAAGATGGTTTAAAAAAACTAATGAGTTCTACAGTAGAAAAAGAAGTTGAAAAGTACAAACAAAGTTTACCTGAAGATGTACATAAACTTGTAGAATTTGTTGAAGCAGGTGGAGATCCTAAACAATTTATGGATCTTTATTACAATCAAAGCTCTTGGGCTGATTTTAAATTAGAAGATGAAAATGATCATAAGGTTGTTTTAAAAGAATATTTAAAAGCTCAAGGTGAAGATGAGGAAGAGATTAATGAAACTCTTGATACATATGAAGTTTCTGGTATATTGGAAAAGAAAGCTAAAACAGCTTTAATTAAATTACAAAATGCTGAGAAATCTTATCAAGAACAGTTAGTTGAAGTTCAGAAAAAATATGATGCTGAACAAAAAGAGTTAGCTAAAAAACAATATGAGGATTTCAAAGCTAAATTATATGCTAAAGAAGAAATTCAAGGGTTTAAGTTAACTCCTAAAATGAAAGACAATCTTTGGGATTTCATTATGAAACCTGATAAGACTGGTAAAACAGGATTACAAAAACATAATGAAACTAATGAGAATGCTCAATTTATGTATGCTTATTTAGCAATGAATGATTGGGACTTAACTAAGTTAGAAAAGCAAGTAAAGAATAAAGTAAATTCTGAATTAGCTAGTAAACTTTCTAATTTCAAAGACGGTAGAAGTAAATTGAAAACTGGACAAAGTGATAACTTTAGTCAGGAAAGATCAACAGGAAACTTCAGTGCTTTTAAGCAGGCATTAAATAACGGCTTACTATAATTAGAGTATAATTACTAATAATATAATAAATTAAAAAATGCAAATTAGTCCATTACAAATAACAAACATGAACTGGCATGCAGGTCTTACTCAAGATTCTCACTTGTCAACGTTCTTCTTAACTGAACCAGCTATTGCTAGTCAAGTTATTACTCGTATTTATAACAAACAAAATGGTTATAAAAATGCTCTTTCTTTCTTAACAGGTGGAATGGGTAAATCTAAAGAAATTGACGGAATCCAATATCGTTGGAATATCATTGGTGACTCACGTAAAGCAATTGCAATTACTCGTGCAGTATTTGATGCAGCTAATAACGTAGGTATTAACGCTACAACTTTTAAATTTGGTGTAGGTGAGAAATGGTTCTCAGAAGGTGATGTTTTATTATTTGATAATCCAGATTATAAAGCTCGTGTAATTTCTGAACCAATTTATGATGGAATGGATTACATCTTAGTATGTCAATTAGTAACAGCTGATATTACTAAATCTATACCTTCTGCTTTATTAGCTGTTGGTAAAGAGGTATCTAAAGAATACAACTTAGTAGAACATGATCACTCTCGTACATCTGGTGAAACACACTATGCTACACCAATGATGTTAGAGAATTACATGTCTACATTGCGTAAAAAATATTCTGTAACTGGTGCTGCTCACAGCCGTGTTATGGTTATTTCAATGTTAAATCCTGAAACTAATGAGAAAACTAACACTTGGGTAAAATATGCTGAGTGGGAATTCTGGAAACAATTCATGGATGAGATTGAAATTTCATTAATGTTTGGTGAATCAAATATTAAATCTAATGGTACAACTGATTTAAAAGGTGCTTCTGGAAATACAATTTATTCAGGTGCAGGTTTAGAAAATCAAATTGCTCCAGGTAACAAACGTTTGTATACTACTTTAACTGAAAAAACTATTCGTGATTTCATGGGAGATTTAGCATACAACGGTACTGAAGATGGTCCTCGTGAGTATGTAGCATTATGTGGTCGTGAATTCATGAATTTATTTGATCAAGCTATGAAGCGTTCAGCATCTGCATTCAATTTAGTAGATTCTAAATTTATTGCTGGTCAAGGACAAAACTTAGAATTACATGGTCAGTTTATGACTTATACAGGTTTAAATGGCGATAAGATCACTTTAAAAGAGTATAAGCCTTACAATGATACAGTAAGAAATCGTTTGTTACATCCTCAAACGGGTAAACCAGCTGAGTCTTACAAAGCAACTTTCTTAAACTTTAAATCTTATAACAAAGGAGAACCAAATATTCAAAAAGTATACTCTAAAGATCGTGAGATGGTAACAACTTATATTGAGGGAATGTACGGACCTTATGGACCTAAGAAAAATGGTTCATCTGCAAGTTCAGTAGATGGTTATACTTTTGAAGCTATGACAGAATGTGGAATCATGTTACGTGATCCATCTGATGCAGCACAATTAGTATTAGATGCTTCAAGTATTAGCTAGTAAATATAAGGTTTCTTAGAGAGTGTACCTTACACAAACACTCTCTTTTTTTAAAACTAATAAAGGCAAATTATTAAAAAACAATGGAAATTATTAACAGACAGTATGTTATTAGACCGATTATTCGTAATAAATTCTCAGGTCAATCTTATTACAATAAAACTCAAACAGTAATAGGTGGAGCACAATTAAGTGCAAATGGTTTATATAAAACCGGATTATCAGTTCAAGATGAACTTGATTTTGAAAAAGAGTTAAACCTTCCTAAAGGAACCTTAAGTAAGCGTAATGCTGATTTCTGGGGAGATATGGAAGTTAGATTAAGAAATGATAAGTTGACAATCTTTAATATTGTTAATGCATATGATGAATTAAAATTCAGAATGTTGCAAGAACATGATAAGATTGCTAGAACTGAACATGATGTAGTTGGTAATTCAACAGCGTTATTTTACATCTATGATCCAGAAGCAGCAAGTAAAATTGAAGATGCTAAAATGGAACATGAGTTTGCAGCAATGGAAGCTTTCCATAATACAACTGTAGAAGAGCGTAGAGGATTATTAAGAATCTATGGTAAACGTGGAGTAGATTCAATGTCTGAAACAATGGTTAAAACTGAATTGTTTAAAGAAGTTAAAAAAGACTTTAAAGAATTTACAAGATTAGCTACAGCTAAGACAACACCAATTAGAGCTTTATTAGAAGCCTTAATTGAAAAAGATATTATTAAAAAGAAAGGTACTTACTTCTATAATGGTGAAGATCTTTTAGGTAGTTCGACAGATGAAGTTGTTGGTTATTTAATGGATATTAAAAATCAAGCTGTTAAATTAGCATTAGAAGGAAAATTAAAACCTAAGAAAACCAAAGCCGAGTAATGAATATTTCTCAAGCACATCAAGAATTTAAATTTAGATTAGATAAGTTGGATGCTTTAAACTATCCAAACTTCCTACCTGAAGAAATAGATTTAATTCTTAATAATGCACAAGAGCGTTTTATTAAACAAAGGTATGGAATTAATAATACTAAAAGACAATCTTTTGAAGAAACAGAAAAACGTACTGAAGATTTAAAGAATGTTACAGTAAATGCAATATTAACACCTTTAGCTTACGCTTCAGATAACATTGATACTACAGCAAGATTTTTGACATTACCAACTAATCATTGGTTCACTGTTCAAGAAAGATGTAATATTACGTGTACAATTTGTGGATCTCCAGTAACTAATTTAGTAGAGGTTATACCAATTAGTCATGCAGAGTTTTCTAAAGTAATTAAAGATCCTTTTAAACAACCTACTGAAACTAAGGTACTTAGATTAATGGAAGCAGGTAGAGTAGAACTAATATCATCTTGTACTATAGTAGATTATAGAATGAGATATGTTAAACAACCAACTCCTGTAAGTATTACAACAAATACTACTTTTGAATTATCTGAACATACTCATAGTGAGATAGTAGATTTAGCAGTTTCAATTGCTTTAGAAGGAATAGAAGGTAAGAGAACACAATCATTTAATCCTTTGATTAATAATACAAATGAATAATATTTAAATTAAAATGGCAATAGAA